GTCCGTTGGAATGGAAATTTAAGAGTTTTAATACTGTATCAAACTCCTCTTGCATTCCTTTTTTTATCTTATCAGAGATTTCTAAATCATCTAATATAAGATTTACTGGTGCCTCGTTAGTGTCACCTACAATCGCCTCATTGATAATATCTTCAATTGCAGCATCGCATTCGGGCTGTGAGGATATATCTCTGTATTTCATTATTAAATCAATATCGGTCTTGGCTTTGTCGCCTTCCATATCGATAAACGCACCAAAATGTCCACCAGCTTGAATAACGCCTGCGCCATCCTCCTCGGTCTTTGGTACGAATGAAGGTCTTAAAGGTTCCTTCCCTTTCCTATTGATTTCAAAACCAAAAAATTCTGCCATATTTTCACCTCATATTATCGGAGGGGACCTAAAATCAAGTCCCCACCTTTAATACTATTTATATACTTTACGAAGTAGTGTTTGATTCCCAGTATTGTACCTGGAATTCAACAGTGAACTCTTCTATAGTATTTTCAGAGTCATAACTTACTTCTATCTCAGAAACGTTAGTTGGAAACAGACCTCTAAAGTCATATTTCTTTGTAACCTCTCCAGCCTTATTCAATTGTTCAACAATTGCGTCAGCTTGATAGTCAGTAGGATTTGATAATCCTGTATTTTCGTTATGTCCATTAATACCATTCATCCAACGTTCCATAGCGTTACGAACTGTGAAATCAACATCGTTGATTACAGTAATTGTCCATGGGTCAAATGTTCTGTCACCAGCTATTTGCAATGTTCTACCTCTGAATAATACAGGGATAGGTGCTATAATTGATGCAGGCATCTGAGCTGTTTTACACATGAAAGATGTTTGTTCAACATCGCCTTGTGCATAGCTTGGATAGTTCATAGTCACCTTGAAAAGGTTAGACCTTGCTCCACCGCCTACTAATTTTGATTTAAAATCGTCTACGCCTAATATTGCCATGTCTTAATCTCCTATGAACCTGAGATCTCGGAGAATTCTACTCCGGACCTCGTTGCTACAAAACTCAATGTTATGAAGTTAATACTTCTTGCTGGCTTGATAAAGATATCAGCTACAAATTTATTACCATCAATTACTGAGCTAGTGTTGTTAGTGGTATCGCAAACTACTGAAAAGTCTGAAAGTCCACGTCTACCTTTGACGTCTCTTAAGAACGGTTCAACTAAGTTTCTGAACTGTGCTCTTGTAAATTCGTCGTTAAATTCGAAAAGTTGCGCTTTAGCTGCTGTGCTAACCGCTTTTTCTAATGCGATAAAAAGTCTACGTACATTTATTCTATCGAATGCTGAAGGTCTACTTAATAAAGTTTTGTCACCAAATAGTAAAGTACCTTGTCCAGGTAACGATACTACAGGATTGACTCTTGCTTTATATAAAGAATCTCTATCTGCTTTCTTAGGATTAAATGCTAATTTAGTTACTCCTAAAAGTTGACCTCTGTTTACACCTGCTGGTGAGAACCATGCATCTGCCACATTATCTGTGTTAGCGCATAATCCTGCCATGTGTCCTGAAGCAGCGATATATCTGTATTTGTCGTTATATTTGTCATATACATATAATGCTGTTGAATCACATGAAGCATAAGATGTTGATGTTAAACCATCAGCAAAAGCTTTTACGCTTGCTGCTGGAGTAGCATTGTTAACAGTGTCTTCTAGTGGTGGAGATATAAACGCCATACAATCTTTCCTTGCATTTACTATTGATATTAAATCTTCTGCAATTGCTTCAGCGCCATCGGCGTCTGCTGCTGCAAAAAGTAAGTTAACATCTACAGTTTCTGCATCGGATAAAAGATCGAATCCGTTTGCTATTTCTCCAACTGTTGGTGCGTTATCGTCTAATCCACCTGAAAGTGAATCTTCAATCGCTGAACTATGAGTCTTAAATTGGTTAGCGCCTTCACTATCTGTGTTGGCTGCTTTCGCTGCTGCTAGGGTAAATCCGGCTTCATCTAAGTTGGCTGTATTATGGTCAATCCAACGAATATAGTTAGATTGAGTAGTAATAACATCAACGTAATAAAGTGAGGTACCATCGTCTTTCTTAGCATCTGAAGCTTGTGATACAAACCCAAATGTTTCTAATACTGTCCCAGCTGTTCCGGAGATTGCTCCGTCTTCATCTATAACTGCAATATGCAATTCGTCGTTTGAAACGCCAACTGCTGCTGCTGATGTAGATGTACCTGGTGCAGCATCAAAATTACCAGCATAAGTCCATCCACTAAATGGCGAAGCTCCTGCTGAAATCATTGATACCTTTAAGCTATTACCCAGTACGCCTGGATGTTTAGCTGCCCAATTACCCAAATTTAGTTGACCTGCTG